CCGTTCTCCTGGCTGAACATGTCATCGTCAAATTCATCATCGGTCAGGCGGCAGTACAAAACAAATTGCTTTAGAGATTTGACCCACCCCCCGTACCATTTATTTATTCGCCATGTGACTTGGATCAATAGGCCATCCATCTTCGCCAATGGTTGTGTCGAATCCCTTTGCCTCTATCGACTGAATGTCTCCCGAGTGACAAGACCAGCATACGCTTTGCAAGTTATCTATGTCAAAAAACAGGTCAAGATCACCCTTGTGAGGCTTTAAGTGGTGGACAACCGCAGACCTGGGATTGCTCCTGCCGCGTTTCAGCGGTGCTTTGCACCCTTTATGCTGACACATGAATAAATCTCTAAGCAAAGCCTGCTCGCGCAGAACGCGCCACTGCTTTGTCCCGTACAGCTTTCTGTACTCAGCAGCCTCGGGTGTCCTCCACTTGTCCATCAGTGAACAGTCCCCGCGTTACCGCTGGACTCTTGTATCATCCTCACCACGCAAAGCATCGCAACCATGATTTGCGCGGCGTGATATCCTTCCTCGTATCTTTCGTCCATAAACTCAAACACAGAGTCAATGATCTCAGCGTCTATCTCCATGCCCTCCGATACAACAAACATTTCACTTGACATAGCTCAATCCTTCCCTCTGAGCCAACCTTACGGACAAACAAAGCAAAAAAGAACCCCCACTAAAAAGCAGGGGTTTAGTTGAGCAAGAGGGCCATCTGGGAGGAATGCCCGATGCGGACATAACACAAATTGCGTCAAAAAGCTAATCAGCTTGGTCGCACTCAGCTCCGAGGGCCAGATAGCCAGCACCATCGACTGATGAATCGTAGTGCTTACCATTACGCAACCTGGCTATTTTGAGCAGGGCCATCATGCGGCAAACGTCAGGCGCGCTTACTGGGTAGTCCAGATAGGCTGACCACATAGATGCTATGCAGCCAAAATTGGCCGATGCGTCACCGTAGTCTTTCGCCCTATCTCCGTTAATAAGCTGGGATGCCTCTTTCAGCACCGTTGTTCTTACATTCTCCACCATTTCATTCTCCTATTTTGGTAAAAAGTTAATCTCGTCATCGAACAGTCTGACCTCTGTGATCCTAGCTTTAGGGAACGCATTCACCACAGGGGCCACCAGATCGTCTGTAAGCGCGTTTAAGACGGCACAAACGTCAGATATGGGGTAAACCACCCAATTCGGGTTTGCGCGTCTCACGGCGCTTATATCGCCGCTGGCAAGAAAGCAGTATATCTTCTCACCCCACTCACAGATATGCCCGTCAACCTTTGGCGGCTCATGGCCATCCTGGCGAGCTTTGATGCTCATCATCTTGAGCGCCTTAATCAAGCTGGTGGCCAGCTCAACGCAGAGCGCGTGATCCTCGGCAACCATTGCGGCATCCAGATCACCACGCAGCTCACGGTATCTCAGCGCGTATGCTGGCGGCACACAATTGACCAGCGTATCGCCCCACACTTTGCTGGCCGCTGCTGACGCGAAGGTGAACGGCTCGACCGCCGCAGCCACCTTGTAGCTGATCGGCTTGACATGATCTGTGTGCTTGCTTTCGAAGGTTCCGCGATTGGCCATCGCGGCTTTAGCTTTTGCCGTCTTTTTAGCCATTAATTTTCCCCCGACATACGAACTACGATTGCCCTATAGGCAAATCGTAGTTTTCGTAGGTTATGTCCGATCATACGATTTTGCCTACGATTACCTACGAAAAATACGAAAAACGTGTTTATACTGTTTAAAATCAACAACATAAAAATCGTAGCAAAATCGTACATCATGTGACCCTGCCTTCCTTGGCAGAAATCCATATTTTACCCTCATTTTGGACCATATAGCCGCTCGAAATTAGCCCTTTGATGGCCGATGTGTAGGCTCCAGATGGGTTCGCGGAGGTCATTTTACCCCTGGCAAACTCTCTCAAACGCTCTTCATCTATGCACCAGAAACGCCCACTTTCGGGCCAACCTGGGCCAGTTGGGTTCTCGCCGCCGACCCCTTCGCCGCGCAATTGTTTGAAGGCTGAAGCAACGATCTTCTGGTTTGCACCGCTTGGCCGCTTCTGATTCATGTCGGCCACATCGTCTGGATCTGCCTGCTCGATGGTACAGGTTGTGACCACATCGCCGTCTTCATCCTTGCCCAGCTCATGCACTTTTAGGTTAAATGCAAACGGCTCCTGTGGCTCCAGATCACGCTGTTTGGTGGCCGTTGCCGTGCGCAATGCCCCTTCAACTTCCAGCTCGATTTCGGTGTCAGTGGCGGCTCTTAGCGAGCTGTGTCCGCGCGCACCTTTTGCTGTGTCTTTGCCGCTGTGATGCACAATCATAATGTGTGCGCCTGTTACATCGCGCAGGGCATCTGCGTTGGCGATAAAGGATGTCATATCTGTCGGCCCGTTTTCGTCGCCACCAGCCATTGCGCGGGATAGCGTGTCGATCACGATCATGGACAGCGGCGCACCCTTGTCAGCCTCGATCTGTTTGCATAACTCTATCAAGCCAGCCAGGTCAGCCTCGGGGCGCAGTAGATCAACGGGCGATGGCCTTACAGCCAGCGGAGCGTCCGTTATTCCGTACTGTTTACGCAGCGCCACGCAGCGTGACTGGAAGGCGTTGCCGCCCTCGGTGGCCAGATATAGCACTGGTCCACCTTTGACTTTGCTACCTTGCCACTCAACGCTGGCTGATATGCACAGCGCCATGTCTAAGCAGAAGAATGATTTACCCACGTTAGATGGCCCATAGACCACCGACATTTGGCCCCGGCCAAGCCAACCCTTGATAAGGTAGGATGATGTCAGCACTGGTTCTGCGTCTTTTAGCCAGAAGATCGGCTTCTGTTCTGCGTTGGGAATGATGATTGTTGCTTTGGGTTTATCAGGCTCTGGCGGCACGGTATCAAAGTCAGCGTAATGATCCACGGCGGCTTTGACGATCTCTTCGCGCTGCTTTGCCGGAGTTGGCCTGATTTCCTTGCCGTATTCTCTGACGGCCTCTGACATCCTGCCGCCATGTTCAAAATGCGCCCAGATGTCGAAGGCGTCACCATAGCAGAACTCGCCAGTGGCTTGACCGATGCCGGATGATCTGTCGGAGCCGGAGAGGCTGACCCAGTGCGTGCCAAAGTCCTTCGTGGCAAACGATCCGCTTGACTGCATTGGGCTGCGGTAGCTGTCGGAGCGGCCTTTGCGCTCATAGCCGTATTTAAGCATGATATCTGATATGCTGTGACGTTGGTTAAATACGTCAATCGGGTCGTCTCCATCAAACTTACTGCGATTTTCCTCACGCTGCTGTGCGCGCAATGCTCGCTCTGCGGCGGCTTTTTCTGCTGCGATGGCTTCATTCTTACGGCGGAACTCAAGGTTTTCCCAGATCCGGCTTTCGGTTGGAATAAGCAGACCATCGCCGCGATGTCGGACACCGTGGTAAAAGCTCGGCGCACCAAACTCATCACGTCGAGCTGGCGGTACGTTGGGCAGGTAGATTGGTTGACCACTACGCGAGAGAGCTGCATCGCACGCTATATTTTCACCCTGCATGAGATCAAACAGTGCGAGCTGTGCGTCAACGTAGTCTTCACCGCTGATTGGCAGGGCCAGGGGAATTAGCACGCGCCACTTTCGATTGTCTTCGCTGGCCCCTGATGATGAATAGATCAGCGCGGATGCGTTGCCTGTGACTGTCTCAACGGCGGTGCGCAGCTCGATTAACGATGGATCACCTTCGTCCACATCGAGGGCCAGCAACCAGTATTCTCCATGCTCGCGTTGGGCGGCGTGGTTTCTGCCATCATGTTCTCGGTAGACCGAGGGAATGATGAATGAGGCATCGGCCTTTTCCTTGGCCTGTGGTTCACTAACGAGTTTAGCTATGTCAGATAACTTTATGCCGTCATATTCTGCGTGTTTATCGTTAATCTTTGTATCAAGCGCGCCGTGGGCTAAAAGTAGCAGCTTCTTGCCAACATCGCTTGTTTTTGTTAGTCTATCCATGTTCGGACCCTTTCACACCAATCACCGGACTTTCTTCCTAGTAACCCCTGCCAGCGTCCCAACTGGCAGGGGTTTTCTATTGTCTAAAAAGGAATTTCGTCGTCTTCTAAAGGCTGGGTCATCGCGTCCACCATTTCCTTAGATGGTGACATTGTTGGCGTTGTTACTATGCCAAAGTCATCAAGAGCGTCTTCAACTCCTCCGGCCATTGTTGTCGGCACCTCATCGAAGTCATCGAGGCCACCGCCGCCGTATACTGCGTGAGTGACTTGTACAGTGTCGATCAGCAGGCTTATGCCACCTTTGCCTTCAGGATCGGTCACAGGGTACGCAGTGACCTTCAGGTTGCCTTTGGAGCCGCCCCAAAAGGCTACATCAGCTAGTGGTTGCTTCATGCCGTCGATTACGCGAGGTTTTTCGTTCAAGGCACCTTGCCCATTAACGCCGTTGCGCTTGGCGCGGAACTCATAGTTGCCGTTGTCCAACTTTTTCATTCCAAATACTTTGCCAAATGGCGATTTAGTTTGGCAGGTTTCATAGTGGGCTTTAAGCTCGGCGTGCAGTTTGCTTGCCTCATCCTTGCTCATTTCCCAGCCAATTGAGTATGAAGCGCCGGAAGCTGTCGGCGCGCATTCTTCGCTCTTCTTTTCGGATGTATTAAAGCGATAGGTCGCGTTGAGGCGAGGGTATTTAAACTCGACGTTGCGCACCATCACGCTTTTGAAGTCAGTTTTAGCCATAGTGGTTTCTCCTAGTTAAAGTCGGCTTGTAGCCATCGCGGCAGATCAATCACGTTTGTGATGTCTGACCAACCTGTGTCCCATTTTTGACTTTGGTTGGCTTTTGCAATCTTGTCGAGGGTCAGGTGCATTTGCTGCGTACCCCATTCAAGATATTCGGGTGATAGAATGTTGGTTGATACAGCAAAGGGTGCTGTCTTTTCAACATTCACGAAGACGAATTGGTTGGCTTCATAGCCAGCCAGGTTCAAACAGTAGATATAAAACGCCGCTTGGATGGCGTAGTTATAGGTTTGCATATCTTTTGCCACGCCACGAGGGCTGGCATCCTGGCAGGTCTTGAGGTCATAGATGACGCCTTTTGCGTCCCAGTAGCTGTCTGGTCTGCATTTGAGCTGTAATCCGCTTACTGGGTCTGTAGTGAAAAAGCTCGCCTCATTGACCGTTGTTGCACCTGCCATGCGCTGACCTGCCGGATGGAACAGCACGCTGTGGGCCATCTCCTGCGCCAGATCATAGTCTCCGCAAGTTAGGAGGGTTTTACCTTCTGCCTGCGCTTGTTCGTGCAGTTCTGACCATGCTTTGCCTCGGCGGGTTTCCGGTCCGCGTATCATTCCAGCGCCGTCTTCTAGCACCATTGAGTGAGTGCAAGTTCCAAGGTCGAAAGCCACGCTGGATTTGTAGACTTTGGTTTTCCAATGCGCCAGCGACTTGCTATGAACTAGCTTAACGTCAGATGAGCTAATGCAATCTTTCTTGGCGTGATATTCAGCATTGGTTAGCTCGTCGGCTGTAATCATCATTGAATTGCCTCCCTCGCAATGTAGCAGAAGGTCTCAAAGTTGACCTCTACTGTGTAATCGTGATCGCAATCAGTCAGCGCAGCCAGCGGGATCACACATCGCATTGGCTTGCGGTCGTATTTGTAAATCAGGCACGGCATCTTTTGCTCACGCTCGGCGGCGGTTTTAACTTGCTCCCACCATGCAGGCGCACCGCCGATTGGGCCGTTCGCATATCGCTTTAGCTCCAACGTAAACGGAAATGCCGGATCGTCTGGGATCAGGTCAGCGTGAGCGCCAGCACGATATTGCTCAAGATCACGCTTGAAGCCAATGCCCAGCTCATCGCGCAGCATGTTGGCAACTTCCCGCTCAAAACTTGCGCCCTTGTTGCGCCCGTTGACCATTAGTCGGCTCTAGGCTGTTCAGCGTGAATGCCTACGTTGGCCGCAGCGGTTAATGCTGCCGACCTTATGAACGTGGCCAGCGCCATGCCAGCACGCTCTGCCGCTAGTGTCAGCGCCTCATGCTGCGCGTCAGTTAGCACGACTCTACTTTCTTTCTTCATGTGTCACCCTCCAGTGTGATTTGATAGGACGTTACATCCTAATAAATTTCTACGCAAGTGCATCTTTAGTATTTACATAGGATGTTTTACGGATTAATGTGATTGTATAAACAGGAACAAAGGAACACGGACATGACCAAGACGATCAAAAAAGGCAGTTACACCGCCAAGATTACGCCAAACGGCACTTCATTTTATGTAATGATCGTTGCAGACGATGGAAGCCAACATGGTCGAGTCTGCAATTACCCAGCGGCTCGCAGTTACGCAAATGCAAAAACAGCAGAGCGCGGCGCAAAATCAATGCTCGCTAAAGTATAACGCAACACGGGGAGCTTCGGCTCCCCACCTAAACTGGGAGAACCAACAATGAAACATAAACTAGAAATTGCCGCCGAAATCATATTCCTCTTGGCTCTGTTTGCCATGCCGCTATTCATCAGGAGTGCCATGCTATGATTAATAAGATTGATTGCCCCGAATGTGAGGGCGATGGCACCGTTGAGCGCGATGTTTGGGTCCGCCAAAGCTCAACCTGGCATGGCGACTTTGGGTCGGAAGTTCAGGATTGCGATAACTGCAACGGTGACGGTAAGATTGAGCCATTGGAGGAAGACGAATGAAAATTGCAGTCTGGTTTTCTTGCGGTGCGGCCAGTGCGGCGGCACTCAAGCTCACCGTTGATAAGTATGGCGTTGATAACGTCTTTGCCGTGAACAATCCTGTCATTGAGGAGCATCACGATAACAAGCGTTTCGCTGAAGATGTGGCCAAATGGGTTGGTATTGATGTTCAATACGCAGTAAATTCCAAATATCCACTGGCATCTGTGGTTGACGTATTTGACCGCCGCAAGGGCATGGCTTTCCCGCACGGCGCACCATGTACGGTTGAGCTTAAAAAGCGCGCTCGCCAAGAGTGGGAGGAAAGCCATAAAGTTGATTGGCATGTGCTTGGCTTTACCGTTGATGAGCGCAATAGACATGACCGCTTTGTAATGACGGAGCGAGGAAACGTGTTGCCGATCCTGATTGATGCTAACATGACCAAGAACGATTGCGCCGATATGATACGCGCCGCTGGCATAAAGTTGCCTGAGATTTACGGGCGGGGGTTCCCAAATGCCAACTGCATTGGTTGTGTAAAAGCGACTAGCCCAACATATTGGAATTTGGTGCGCCGCGAATTTCCAGAAGTGTTTGACCAACGCGCGGAGCAATCACGCAGGCTTGGCGCAAGGCTGGTGCGCGTTAAGAATGAGCGCATTTTTCTTGATGAACTTGACCCAAAGGCGAAGGGTCGCCCACTGAAAACTATGCCCGACTGTGGCTTATTTTGTGAGGAAGACGAATGAAAAATGTAACGATCACATTGGATCAAGCCAAGATTGCTTTGGATTGCGTGGACCTTTCCATTGAGCATTTGCAAGACACAGACATTGATTATTTAGATGTGGCTATTTTTAATCTGCAACGGCTTGAGCTGAAAATGCGCCTGAGAAGGGCAATTAAAATCGCAGAGGAGTCATAGCTGTGCTAAAGTTATCTCCTGCCGATCAGGCCATATTGCAATATTTGCGCAACCAAGTGGATCGTTTGCAAGACGAGCGGTATCGTCAAGATGCAAGGCCGAGCATTGCGAACGAGCTTCAGATTGCCCAGCGTGATCTAAAGCAATACACATCTGACCTTAGACAAAAAGGATACAATATATAATGGTCAAAGTCGTAGACGTGGAAATAAACATAGCTGAACTCAAGGCAAAATCTATCCCGACTAAAAGCATGGCCACCGCATGGATGGAGCTGGCAAAAAGGGAGCGGGAGGCTCACGACAAAGCGTGGGGATATATCCAAAAGAATAAATTTACCAAAAGCAGTCGTGTCAGAGTTAGAGATAAGAGCGATTGGAATGATAATAAGCACAAAAAAGTCAAAAGGCGCAGACCGAAAAATCCCGAAAGATTAGCATTGATTGTTGAAATGCGCGCAAACGGATTATCCATGAACGAAATAGGCATCAAATTAAAAATATCAGAGGGAAGCGTCAGGTATTGGTGCCAGCACTACAATATCGTAAAAGGTCAGGGGAATAATGACCAATGAAGAGTAAGTTTACAGAACACGAGGTTCACATCGCTGGCTTGGTCGGGGCTATCTTCGGCTTTATCAGCGGAGCTGGCCTGATGACGCTGGTCGCCATTATATTTTAGTAAATCGTGCGGGTGGCCGTGAGAATGTGGCGCATTCGGCAGCACGCTAACCAACAAACAATATGTTGGACCACCCGCTCAATATTTTTATACAGGTTTTGTTGCCATCTCAAGAGCCGTTTAACCATTCTCCTACGTTAAAGCATGGGCAAGCCTTGCTTGCATAATCATTATGTCCCGAGACTGTTTCAATCTTTGGGTGCTTTTCCTTGTAGTCTGCAATCAACTTGCGCAGAGCTTCATCTTGTTCTGGGGTGAAGTTATCTTCAAACTTGCCATTGCCCACACCGCCGCGACCACCGACCAGACTTACACCTATGGTCGTGGAGTTGCGGCCAGCAACATGCGCACCCTTGCGATCATCTGATCGGCCATAAGCAACTGATCCATCACGATGCACGATGGCATGATATCCTATGTCAGACCAGCCGCGTTCCTCGGTGTGCCAACGGCGTATTTCGGCAACAACATCTTGAGCCGACTTGCTTGCATACCATTTAGGATTTGTTGCCGTGCAATGCACAACAATTTCATTTATTAGCCTCATTTCGCCACCTTTTTAACCTTCTCAAAACTACGCATGCCAGCCAAGCCAAGCATGCCCGTAAGCACAGGCATCATAACAGACATTTCAGCTTGTGGCACAATAAATCCAAACCCTGCCGCAATGGGAGAGATCAGGAAGTTGACAGCCAACCCCAAGACGCAAACATAACCGCACAGCGGCCTCCACGATGCTTGAAACCAGTTACCCTGCGCTTCAGTCTTGTTGACTTCAATCTGCGCTAGGAGGGCTTCCTGAGCGTGCTTATCAGCCATCGTGCTTAGATCGTGCGCCAACTTCGCTGCTTGATCCTTATCTTGTATAAACTTGCCTGCAAGATCTGTCGCTGGCCCTATCAGTGCGCTTAATATACCCATTACTTTCTCCCCATCCACGCGGTTGCGCCCATAAATGCACCGACAATGCCAGCGCCACTAATATAAAAGAGATTGCTTATATCGCTAAGTGCAGTGACCCGATCCAATGGTATGAAGAACATTGTAACCGTAAAGACACCCATACCGATCAGCGTCCACCGAGCCATGCGAAGTTGGGCTAAATGCTTTCGCAGCGCATCCTCAGTTTCGCGGATCTCTTTTGCCTTCGCCATCTCAGAATCCGACACAACGCCATCGCCGTCCATGTCATAGGCGTCATACTTACTTTGATCTTCTAGCTTTTTTGCTGCCATTTTCTAAACTCCTCGCATACTCAACGGCATGGCGCTTGTGGTGCGTTATTATAACAACTTTTCCGCTTTTGTCATACACAACGTAATCCCCGCGCTTATTCTGGTATAACCTCAAAACAATAAACCACTGTTGTGCTGTTAGTTATTAGAACCTTGGCTCTCTCAAGCTCCTCCCGACAATCAAGCTCTGTAGAAAATTGCTCTAGCTGATAATAATCCAGTCTATTATTAGTGAACAGGAACCATACTAAAAACCACATCTACCATTTGCCCTGAGCGCGACCGAGATACCAAAAGCCTGTGACCACACCAGCCCCAGCAATAATAAATATCACTGTGCCAACAACAAAGTTTATCGCATTGTCAATTGCCTCTTGCTTCTTGTAAGCTTGTTCCTTGCGTATCCGCCGCATCTCTGCCTCAATAGCCAGCACTTCATCCCAAGCACTCGGCCCGTAAGTCCAGGAGATGTGATCCTTAATCTCCTTTCGCATAGCCTCCATCTTCTTTTTCTGCGCAAAGATCTCGATAGCATTGGCACTATTGTCGCTCATCATCTTATAAAAAGGAGGGTTCTTTGTCTTGTCTTCTGCGTATTGAAAATCAGAAAAAGCGGCCCCCCACTTAGCGAGGGTGCCGCTCATCTCTTGGATGTCTTTGCCAGCAGATATTCCCTGCTTGAGAATATTAAAAGCCGATGTGGCAAGACCGACCGCTGTAACAGGGTCAATCATTTTGTCAGCCCATCTTCGACAGCACGGCAACTAAGAGTGCAATGATAAAGCCCGTTGTGCCAATCATGATTGCTTCCATGCGCTTGACGCGGCTAAACAGATCTTTGAATTGGATTCGCATTTCTGTTTGCATAGCAATTACCTCTTTTTCAAGCCCGTCTATACGCTCATGCGCCGATGCCACTGTTCTTTTATCCATCTTCTTCTTCCGTTGCTTCCAAAGCTGCCTTCAATCGCGCCATGAAAAACTCACGGCCACCTTGAAGTTGCGTTAGGTTGAACTGTGCTGAACCAATCTTTTGATCCAGAGAGCCGATGTGATTGATGCACACCTTCGCCTCGTCTGACAGTTGATCTTCAGTGTACTCGATGTCGTCAATCGTAATGACCTTTTTGTCTTCAGTCATAGTGATCTCCTTTCAGTTAAGTTAAGCAGCCCAAGGATTTCCCGAGGCTTCAGTTGGGTTAATTAATGCGTCAATCTTAGCAGCAATAGACGCCTCGGTATCAGCCTGTGATACGCTGCCCCAGACCCAGCCTTGAGCTTGTGCTTCAGTCACGTCAGCATAAGCAACGAAGTCAGATGCGGATGGGTCAGGTGTTAAGCCCACTGTGCCATAGGATGACGCAGAGTGATCTCCGTCTACGCCTGTGCAGCGCCAGTGTACTACGTTGATGCCACCTGTTGCTATGTCGTGTTCGCAGGTAGCGATTGTCCAAGTGTAAGTGATTGCCATAGGTTAAACCTCCTGTGCGGCTAGATGGGCGGCATAAGCATCCTTAACCGCTTGTGTGTGTACGGCTGCACAGATGGCTTGAACCTCTGTGCTTTCACCTGTGATGTCTGCGTCAGGTGCGACTACATGGCGTGAGAAGCCACGGCTGATCTCTACGCCATCACGTTCAATGACTGTGGCTGTGCGTACTTGGATGTGCTTAAAGTCACCGACAATTTCAATTTTGTCTTCGACTGTGCGTTCTGTTAGTGCCATCGTGTTTATCTCCTTTGGCTATTTGGACTGTCAGACCCAAAGCTATGCAGTGGGTTAAGTTAATCGGTAGAATAAACAACTGCGCCGATATAACGCTCTCCTGCGTTGATATTAACGCTTGAAGAACCTACATATAGTTGAACGTAGGAACTGTTTGCATTCATGTGACTGTAAATTGGACTGCTTGTTGAAAGCGTTTCGTAACCAGTGTAACCACTAAAGTTTCCACCAGTTGATGATGAAGTAAAGGGAAGGTTATTTATCGTTGAACTAGAACGGCCAGAGACACCTGTTACATCAAAATTAACCCAAACTAGGTTACCCACTTTTCGGTAAACAGCAGTTGCACCAACAATAAAGTCTTGACCATCGTTATACTCAGGCGTCCAAGTCCCCTCTTCATAATCGTCCAACTTATTAGCCGACCCAGTGCCGCCAAGGTAGACACCGCCAGAGAGGTAGAGGTCAGTAAATCGTGCGCCAGATGAACCTAGTGAAAATCCAGCGTCACGATCTGCTAATGTGCTTGTGTTAAACGGACGTATTTGGTTTGATGTATTTACAAAGCGCAAACCTGTATCGCCATTGCCAATGTATACCTTGTCTGCGTAAGTCCCAATACTCCCCACAGTGGAAGTATCTTTTGCAAAAAGAATAAGTGTCCCATCACTTGTGAGGCGGTTTAAGGTTAAAGACTGAACGCCGTCTGTTGTAGACATAATCCCAGAATTGTCGCCACGAAGTGTAATTCCTTCAACTGCGTAACTTGTGGAAGTCTTACCCACTAACAAGTTACCACTGGCGTCCAGTGTCATGGCTTGATCCCATGTGATAGCATTGTTAGCAGTACCAGATGCAGCAGTAAACCATGTGTGAACACCGGATAACTGTTGGTAGGCAGCTGCAGCCGCTGTATTTACATATCTGCTGTCACTACCGTCATAATAGTTATTAGAACGTATTAAAATTTGGCTGGTGCTAACGCTATCTATTGATCCAGAGTTTACCTGCAAGGCTCTACGAGTGCTATCTCCCCAAGAACTTGGAACCACCCCAATGCCCACGTTGCGATCAAAACTTACAGTTCCTACAGATGAACTTGTTGTAATTTTAAAGTTGTCACCAGAGGCAACCATGCCCATTAGAGAAGCGTCACCCGTACTTGCACCAATTCTTGCGTCACCTGCAACGTGCAATAGCGCACTAGGCGAACTCGTCCCAATGCCTACCGATCCTGACGAGCTTATACGCATGGCTTCGCTGCCATTGGTCAACAACTTCATCGTGTCAATGCTGTTGGTGTAGATTATGCGGCCTTTATTGTTATCCGCAGTGTCGCCAAGCAAGATAGTAGAGTTACCAGATGTGCCAGAAATAACAGCTACGCTTGCGCTACTATCTTCCACATGCAGATTATAACTAGGCGAACTCGTCCCAATGCCTACCAATCCTGATGAGCTGATGCGCATGGCTTCTGAAAGACCACTTACCGAACTTTGATCTGCTGGAGTATAAAACGCTAAAGCTGCACTAGATGGCATACCAATCGCAGCATCTCCCGCACCAGCACTTGACCTTTGGAAATAAATGTGAGGGGAGGTGGTGTCTGATATGGTTAGCTTTGCATCTGAAATAGGCGAACTCGTCCCAATGCCTAAGCTCTCATCCGCAGCCGACCAATGAAACTTTGGCGTTGTGCCTGTGTCCTCGTAGAAGCTGATGTCGCCGTAAGCACCAATGGACATTTTCTTTGTTTCAGCATGTGCGCCACCTGTCACATAGCCTGTAAAGAAATTCATTTCGTATGCAGTCCCATATGAACTTACATCAGTTACTTGAATTTTGCCTTTTACGCCTGTGCCGCCTGTTGACGCATCATTTGAATAGAACTCAAGCTGGCCTAAAGAGCCGCCGTCAACGGATGTATCACTCGACTGAATACGAATTGTTGCGCCATCTGCATCCTCCACAGTCAGCCCATCAGCCGTAATTTCTCCAGTTACGTCAATACCTGTGGAGGTGGTGACGAGCTTTTCGACGGTGTTGTGGCGCAAACTAACAGAACCACCAGTACCTAAGTCTATCATTGAAATAAAGGGATTGCCCGCACTGTCAGCCAAAAGGAGGTCTTGCGCCCTAATCCGCAAAGCACCAGTACCAGCGTCATCAATGTAGCTATTCAACCCATCATGATAAATCTGCAAATCACTGCCAGCACCAAAGATGGCTTTGTCGCTGTCGCCGAAGGTTACGTCAGCGCCAGATAACGCAAGATCACCCGTCATGGTGTCGCCAGTGACCCTTACGAACCCTGAGCCACTGTCGAAGGCGTTCTTAAATTCGGCCATCGTGATGCTTTTGGTGAGGCCAGCAGAGGTGTCAACAATAACTAAGCGGTCATCATCAGCAGTATTAGCACCTGTCAGCGCATCTAATTCGGATATTTTCTTATCAGCCATTATATTCTCCTTAGACCCACGCTCTCACTAATAACTTGAAGTTAGCAGTCTGGGCTGATGATGTTCTAGCCAGTGATCCTGCCCCATTGTAATAAGCAATGGAATTATCTCCGTTCTGCCTGCAATAGATGTTTGTCGCGTCGGCCCAGACGACAACGCCGCCTTCATCACTTCCTGCAACATACACGAAATTTTGCAATTCATCACCTACTGAAAACATATCAAACGCAGTTTTGCAGATAAATCTTGCGTCAATCAACTTTGGCACCGCTCCCAGGCCGTGCGCCAATGTGGATAAATTGCCAGCGGTTAGCGTTTGCTCTGCACTAACAAATGACCTGGCAGAACCAGCTATAGGGGAATAAGCATCAACAGCGGCCTTAACCTTTGCTGGAGAAACTAAAGTTTCAGTGGTTACTGTTCCACCTGTCCAGCTACTTGAAACCTGAACGCCTAAAGTGCCGATACTGGCCCCAGTGCTGATGTCAACGACCAAGCTGTCAGCAATGTGCTGTATTAAGTCTGAACTTTGATCTAGCTTGAATAGCTTGATCCATGCGTCATCATCTTCGTTTCGGATGTAAAACCAATTTGTGTCTGTTTCATACCAGAACATATTGGCAAAGGTTGTTGAAGGTGATGATGCGTTTGAGTTATTGCTGACAATGGCTTGCAGGGCGTTGTTTATATCTGCCCTGACCGCTGGCGCTGTTGCGTTGTCAATTACATAGTCATGTGTCGCCATTAGTTATACTCCAAGGTTATAACAGCTTTCTGGAAAACTGGAGAAATATTATCTGATGTACTCTTTAGCACATATTTATATTTAAAGTAACGGCCCTCAAGTGTGCAGGGTAATCGAGTCCAATCAAGCCAAGTGTAAGAACCGTCTTTTCTAGTTGCAGCATAAACTTCCACAAACACATCCTTGAAGTTTGCATTCTCTAATACAAAGCTATCAAAATTGTAATCTTTAGGCCAACTGTCAATGTTTCTTGGCAAGCTATCAAAATCAGGATACCAAGGGCCAGAGTGATCGGAATAACCAGACCCACCAAAGTGTGCCGTTGAATCTGCTGAGTGCCTTTGAACTTCTAGCTCAGTCACACTTAATCTCACAGCTTTGTTCGACCCGACATTGTTCTCACCGTCACTTTCTATGCTACCCTCAGATGGTGCCGAAGAGTAGTCTGTTAGAATAGCTTCTCTTCCACCTGTCGCACCTGAAGTCCAAATTGATACATTTGAAAGAGGTCCGCTCGCTGTAGAAAAGTCATAAGTCGTTCCAGAAGCCGTATAACTTGCTGAGTTTGTCCTAGTGTCAATATCGTTTGATGTAACCACAATAGATGCGACTGTGCCAGCGTTACCAGCTTTGTCATATGGCTCTATGAAAAACGTCCCAACTTGAGGCGCTAATATTACATCGCTTGATGGTCTAGCAACACGATCAACAACTGGCTGCGTATGAAAATCAGTGAAGGATGCACCAGAAGTTTCATAGTTCCTGTGGATCTTGTAGTGGCTCAAATCTCCGCTTGCGGATGGAGTCCAATCTAAGTGCAATGACCCATCAGAAAAACTTTTCTCAATGTTGGAAACCGCTGTCGGGCCAGTTGTGTCATGCGATGAAGCGCGACCAACCTCAGTATAAGCGCCCCTGACGCCCAGGGAATTTGTTGCTCTTGCCCTAACAGAATATCTTGAGAATACGGGATCATCTATATTCTGAACAGACGCATCAATTATTTCATATCTGCCGAGATCACCTTTGCCCAGGGATATATAACCAGATTGAGTGCCAGTGCGCAGAAACTCCCAAGCAAAGAAAACATTTACATTATCAGATGTGCTTAAACCTGTTAAAGTTCCAACAGAGAATACATTATCTACAAAAATAATATAGAATCCACCATTAGCGGCAGTCTGCTGCTTCTGAATTGCTAGAACGTCAAATCTAGCTGATCCGCTCTTACCTGACTGGCTAGAGTAAAACGTGAACTCATCATAATTGCCTAGCTCATTCGACAAAAAGCTGACGTTACCATTGGATGATGTTCCACGAATATCGTCTAAAAATGCTTCTGTCGGACCACCTGACAACCAACCAACGTAAAACCTACTCGTGTTCTCATTGACTTGAGTAAGTAAGCTGCCGCCTTGAGATACGCCCCAAGTTCCATCCACAGTGGCTATTTGCCCATTGGACAAACTGATGTCTAGATCAGTGTATTTTACAGTCTTGTTGTTGTACTTTAGATACTCAACCTCAACGCTCTCAATTTCGTCGGGTCTATGCGAGGAAACGTCAACAGCGATTAGGTTTGTTAAATGTTGATTTATGACCCTGCTTTCGTTGGTTATAGTAATCCCAACCTCAGGAACATCGAAGGGATTTGAAAGCGTAGTATTGTTACTCTCGAATGTCTTTTCTTCTGCGTTCCAATCAAATATCGCTGCGCTGATTTCCTGCAACGTCATTGATACCTCAAGTGCCATTTCGGAGTTTAACCCAAAAGTCCACTCAACGATTTCAAACTGCTTCTCAACGAAGCCAAGCCGACTGTTCGTTATCTTGACAATATCACCAACTGAAAGCTGCAAGGCTCTCATTCCAAACGAACCGCTGATCTTTAATTGCTCACGGTTTCTGTAAAGAGCTATCTTGGCAATACGTTGCGCTTGGGTCGATGTTGAAACAAACGGAAGGTCCAGCTCAAGCGTGCTTTCCTCACCGCCGTCAATAATAACAAATTCGTCTGACTTAACTTCAGGAAAGTTTGTGACCTGCCAGCTTGTTTCATCGCCCCTAAACTGACCGACGACCTTATTGAATCCCTCACGGCGGCTTCTGCGAGTGCTGATTTGAATTCCAGAGCGCAAATCATCCTCGTCAAGAGTAAGCACTGGGGTCGTATAGGCCGCTGCCTTACAAGACCACTTGCCAGCAGAATACCAAACCATTCCACCCATAGTGGAAATAATGGATTTTATGATGTCTTGCGGGTTTTCCTCAGTGGTAAAAGCTCCATCACAACGATAGCGTTTCTCAGTGCCGCCAGCGTCTAGCGCAACATCCTCATCGCAAATGTTTGCAGCCGCATTAAAGGCATCGTCGTCAATTTCCGATGCTTCTGCGATGCCGGAATAGATTAAATAATCTCTGAGGATCAGAGCTGGGTTTCTGCCTATCTCGACATCACTGCTGTCTGTAAATGCAGTTTCACCTGTCCTCGGGTCATATACCTTCTTACCCCTGATAAGGGATGAAATCACCGGAACTCCGTTGGGGAAATAGTCTCTGTCATAATAATATCTGGGGGCTAAGTACGCCACCCCAGCGGCAACATGGTCATTATCCCAATCCGACTTAGTTAAGGATAGCAAAGACAGATCGACATATTCCTGGTCTAAAGTGCCAAACCTTTCATTGTAGTAGATAGCCCCAGGAAAGCGAGATGAACCCTCCTGATTTGTTACCTCAACAACTCTGAAAGAACCAAACAAAACACTCTTTGAAGATACCCTTTCGTCATTAAAATAAATCTCTTCAAAGGCGTCTATCTCATGATCGGCGAAGGCTACCATCTGAGAAAGTAAAGTACCCGTCACATCTTGCATAAAAACAACGCCGCCGACTTTAGTTCGACCATATATCACTTGGGTCGGAGCGTTTGATGATAAAGCGTTTACATTTACACCATATCCACCCGAAGCATTGCCGAGGCTAGGTTTAGGCGCAAGAGAGTTTAAAGCATAGCCGAGTGCTGCGTTGAAAGCAAAAGAAGCAAATATTGCTTGAGCGCCAATGTATCCAGCGAAAGCAAAAGCACTGCCAGCAGCAGCAGCAACGGCAACGCTGGACGCAGTGGACACTGCGGCTACAACAAGAGTAACAGGGTCTTGAGGTATGTCCTTCATATAGGACTGCGGACCCATTGGGCCTTGGCTCAAGAATGATGTGCTTCTGTAAAGACCTCTCAAGCTCATTTTAGACCCCAGTATAAAAAGTTTGGCTCTGGGTACAATAGTAACAAACCATTGTCTCCAACGAAAGCACAATACTTTCCAATCTGAACCCCAAACGCAAACGGTAAAACACCCTCTTGCGGAAGTGCGACTATAGAACCTCTAGGAGCGTAATTTGTTTTTAATCTCGTTAGCCTGTCGTCCAATCCCTCAGTCAAGTCACTGTAACCACTTTCTTCCAGAAAGCGTCTGTACCTGACCATTGCGCCTTTTTTTGTTGAGTAACCTTCAATGAACTCATCGGCAAATCCAAAACCTCTCATTTTTATGGCTGCGTTGTTCGCAAAGGTTATGCAGTCATGCGGCCCCCAGCTAAAAGGTTTATCACGCACCGAATCTATCCAATTTGCCAGAAGAATATCCCAACCTTGGAACATTAGGTTTTCCCCCAATTGAGAGGTTTGCCCTGCAAGTCATTGATAAAGTCAAACGCCTTATCTTCATTTGACCTCGATGGAAATGCGTCACGATATTTCTTCTTCTGGAACTCAGATGTGTAACGTGTGGTCTTGGCTCTCTGAAGGTCAACCAACTTATTCTCAACAGAAAGTGAGATTGTTGATGAGTCAGGGTCTTCTTGGATATTCATTTCGTCCATGTATCCAACGAAAAGATCAATCATAACCTCTGGATCACCAGCAGTGTTATCAACGTCACTGGTGTCCTCTAAAGTGATACCAATGCCATCCTCCGTCACAGTCTTATTCTTGTTTGCGTTTAGCATTCCAAATTTAATGCGACACACGCGGCCCTGATAGGGCTGCTGAAGCGCCAAAGCTACAATCTCGCTTGGCAGTCCAGATAGGCTTATGGTTGCACCAGCGGCCCTCAGATCGGCTGTTTCAGTCACATTAGAAACTGTTAGGAATTGTCCGGCACCAGTGTAAACATTGCCGCCGTGGGTTATCTCTCCAAGACCTGTCCAGAAGTATAAGTTTCTTGAAGGTATTATCGTCCCGCCAAAGTCGAGAACCTCAGTGCCAAACTCTAGGTCAACCGCGAAAAAGGGAAATATCTCATCAAGCTCAATGACATTTTGTATCTTAGATAAATCACGGCTCATGGGATCACCTGAACCGCTGCAAAGGTAATCCCGTATAAAGCAGACCTGTCAATTGACCAATCTTGCTGACCTGAGTTTAAACGCCAGCGCCCCCTTGCATTGGTAACGACAACCGTTGACCCATCCGCTGAAGCACTTACAACATTCGGCCAAATATCCAGCGTTGCTTGACCCGACGAATTTGTGTCTATTTGCGTCAGAACCTTGTGCAGGGTGGCTGTCGATGCTGATCCAAACTGAACATAATCACCAGCCTTCAAGTAACCTGTCGCGCTTGCAGGTAGTCCATCTATAGCAATTGAGGAACCTGTTTGGCTTGCTCCGTTAATAACAGGAGAACCTGGCGTTATCGCCGCTGACCCTCTGGGAGTTGCCCTGTTGGGATCACCCATCAAGAATGTGCCAGCGCGACCGTTAAGGCTCAACAACCACGCAGTCCATTCTTCTGCCTTTTCGTATTTCATCACTGGAAGTTGCGCTTCTGCCTCCCAGCGCTGACCTGAGTGATTGTGAATTTGCTGCTTATAAGTAAATGGAGAACTCGTCATAGCTGTCTGGTTGACAGCACGAAGTGTAATGCTTGAAATTCCAGTAACCGTTGGCAAGTCTCTTGGATAACTAATAGCCATTAAAATGCTCCCGCGAATGAACCACCACGGCGTTTTGCATCCAACACCGCTGCCTTGCTCGCTTCTTGTATTTGAGGCATTAACCCCACAATTTCAGCACGAACGGTCTGCTGGATACCAGTGGTCACGTTGATAGTTTGATTTACGACTACGCTATCACCGCCGCCAAGTGCCGCCTTTGACTGCGCTACACTTAACACGCGACCAGCCGTCGATGGAACGAATAATTCTCTTCCATGCTCTCCGGTCATGTATGGACGCCCAGCTTGCACCGCGCCACCGGATGCTCTTCCTGCTCCGACCTGAGCTGGTGCAGAGCCGGGAATGATTGCGTTAGAGATTGCATTGACCATGCGCTGCACGACCAAAACCCTGTAAAGCTGTCGAATTATATCAGCCGCCATTGATTTAAAAGCATCCTTGGCTGACATCGTTCCATCAATCATAGACATGAAGGCGCTCTCCATGCTGTCCTGCACTACACTCATCGTATCTTCTAAAATTGCAGCATCAAATCCAAGTTGCTGAAGGGCTGGAGACGCCTTAATCATATCATTTAGCATTTTCACATATGCTTCGCGCGCAAGCTCTGCTTCAGTTTTAATTTCTGTAGTGACTGTTTTTACAGCCTTAATTGGGTTGAGTATGGTACTCGCCGCAATAGATGCTTGCTCAAAAGCCTCGCCGACTCTGATCGCTTCCTGCCTAACCATAGGAAGCTCATCAAGCGTGCCAGCTTTAACGTAGGGATCAAGCATTTTTGCGATCAATGCCTGTTTCTCTGTTTCTATTCTTTCACGCTCCGCTGCCTCTGCTCCAATCTCACGCAAGCGAGCTTGTTCTTGCAGCTCCTTAGTCCGGCGCATCGCAATGGATAGAGCATTTTGTCCAGCAGTTTCTAAATCTTTAGCGTCTTGATTCGGATCAGTCTTTGGATCAGTTGCCTCTAAGGCAGCAAGTTCAGCACGAAAAACAGACAATTTTTCCCGAGCTTCCTGCATCTTCTCATTATACATATTGAGACGACCCATGTCGCGATCACTGAGCAAGCTTAAATCTGTTTGCCCATTGGCGCCCTTGGCAGTCGCTAATAGCTCTGATCTTTTCATTGAAGCTGTTTCAATTAAATGCTCGTACTGCCTAATGTCTTTGGTTATATCTTCAAAAAGTCTGGATTTGGTTCCAGGCAACATATCTGAGCTAAACAACTGCTGAAAAGCTGTGAAGGTGCTTCCCGCAATATCTGCCAAACTAGCAATCCCGCTGCTTGCAGAAGTCAAAAGTGGAGCAAGTTTTATCAACGCAGAACTCATGTCCGCATCAATAACGCGAGCAAGCAAGTCAAGTTTGTCTTGGGCCGCCTCGGCATCCCTAATTAAGGTCTCGTCAATAACAACGCCAAGCCTACGCGCCTCTTCGCGCATCGTTGCCATGCCGTCAGCACCCTCGCGCAAGAGGTTCAACATTGGCGCACCACTGCGCCCAAAAAGCTGCGTTGCAGTTGCTGTTTTCTCCATAGGGCTGGGAAGTTTATTCACCTCAGTGGCAATAGCCCCAAGAGCATTTTCCAGGCCCATGTCAATAAGGTCTTGAGCATTAAGTCCCAAAGTCTTCAGACCATCTTTAGCGGTTCCGAGACCCATTGCAGCTTCAGCCAAACCTTTACCCAGCTTTTCAATGCTTTTGTCTAGCTCGTCTTGAGTGACTCCAGAACTTTCTGCAACAGTGCGAAGCTCTTGAAGCGCATCTGTGGTAATCCCAATTTGATCGGCGGTTTTACCTATATCATCCAGCTTTTGAGTGACGTTTTTTAAATTATTCACCATTGCTGTGGCAGATAACGCCGCCGCAACAGCAGTCACCGCTCCAGCCATTTTGTTAAATGATGATGATGTCTTACTCAAATTTTTGTTGGATTCCTTTGCAAAACGCTCTACGCGCTTTTGGCTGCGGTCCATCGCTTTTGTGAACTCTTTGTCACGGGCCGCAAGAATAATGTTTAATTGCTCTGCATTAATTGCCATCGACTCGCCTCACCAGCTCTTTATAATCACCCGAGGTCATAGCGCCTGCACCAGCCTCTGTAGGTGAATGTGCATCAGACCACCCCTTAAAGGCAACCCATGTATCTTTCGGGATCATATCACGGATTTGTTCTGGATGTAAGCCAGCGACAATCCCGTTCCCGATCATGGATCGAACATTCAGTCTGCTATGCCTGCGACCTCCGTCTTTTTTTTTACTTCCTTTTCATCGCCAACATCAGGCATAAAAGCAACTCCAAGAATGGCTTGGGCTATTTGATAGAGTCGCATCAAGTCTTCTGGAGTGCATTCATTGATGACCGCATCCGCCTGTGCGTCTTTCATGCCACCACCGACTAGGCCCAAAGCCACAAGGTCGCGCACCTCTTTGCTGGTTGGCTTCTGGCCTCGGCTGAAAAAACCATCCCAAAGGTCAAAGATACCGCGATATTTATCCTCAAACCTCTCAATCTCACGATTTCTAAGTTTGAAGGAATAAGTGGCATCGCCGATTGTTTCGACAATGCCACCTCGCTGTGCTTCAGCAGTAATAGCCATTATGCCGCTGTGAACGTCACTGTGCCATTTGACTCAAGAGAGATGGAGTAAGTAACGCCACCCTCAGTCTCGCCGCCAAATTCTAAGGAAGAAATGCGGAAACCGCCAGCATATGTTCCAAAGTCAGGAACAACAATCTCCATATTCACGGAATTGTCTGCCGCCATCGCAACAGTGTTCATCCGAGCTTCTGCCGTGCTGTCTTCAAAGAAACCATCACCAGAGACGCTGATGTTTTTCAAACCCGCCAAAGTAGCTGTAAACAAAGCTCCCTCTGGCGTGGTGCAGTCAGGAGTTGTAACATCAATCGAAGAGTTGTTAATCGTGAGTGACTTCGAGTTTAATCCGCAAAGGTTTGAGAAAACCTCTGGGGTTGCAGCATCGCCGATTTTGACCAGCAAGGCGCGTCCGAGTTGTTTAGCCATAACTGGCCTCCATTGTTGTGCGCTTGCCCAGAGCGCCGGAGTTTAGGCGGTATCAAGCATTGCTTGAAGCGAAATGATGGCTGTGAAACCACGGCCCTCACTATCTCTTGTAACCGATATGGCCTCAAATATCAATTCGACTAACGTGTAGCCTGCAATTGAAACAGAGGCTTCTTGGCGATGAAGAGCTGCCTGGACTGCCTCTGCGATACTTGTGGCCTCTACCCGGCCTGACGCGCTGCGAGAATGGGCCTCAAGACTAATGTCTACCAAGGCACCTTCTGCTGTATCAGTGTCAAAGGCATTCGGCTGAATTGTATTAAACCGCAAGTATGGAAAAACAACATCCTGTGGAGGCTCGTCATAAATGCGAGTTGATACAATGGAAGTGACCCCAGAGTTTGCCTTCAATGCTGCCAAAACGCCAACCTGGGTTGCAAGTGCGTAACCATCAGCCATTCATCGCATCCTTGATCGCTTTGTTTAGGTTCCTCGCAACAGCTCTGTTGTGGCGAACACCGACCATGCTCTTAACCTCTTTGCGGAACTCATACCCAAATGTCATATTACCATAGCCATAGTTGATAGAGCTTGCGGCCAAACCTTCACTAAAATCACCGTCATAAAAGTTGATAAAGCCAAATATTTCGCCTGACTTTGTTATGACGTTTCCATTTATTCCCTTTTTCAAATCACCGCTATCAACAGGAACAATTGAGCGAGCCTTCCTGACGCCATAATTAACTGATCTCTGAATAGAGTTTTCCAGAGCCTTGTGGGCTTCTTTGGGCAAATCTTTCATTTGCCGCATCAGTTTCTTATGACCAGTGACCCTCACGCAGCAACACCCTTCTCAAGAATAAACTCCATCAAAGTGTCTTTAGCGTCAACCTGCATAACATCCTTAATCGCCCAGGTGATGCCGCGTGCAACAACGCGGTCCGCAGAGGTGATAGTGGAGGTTATGCTGTCTGATCGAACTCGCATTGTTGCCAAGGCTACATCGCTCAGAACACCGCCGTTGATGCGCTCTCGACCCTTCTGCTCTCGCAGATCAGCCGATCTAGTGGCCAGATCGCTCCAGCCGCTATAAACATTACCATATTCGTCAGAAGCACCCTCGGTGAGCCTTTGAAAGACGGCGCGCTCACGCATTAGGCCAGCCTTAACCATACCAACAATTCCTGTGCAAATTGAGCATTTCTTCATATCCAAATGGAATGTTGGAAAGCTCATCAACGCCAGTTTGCTCGCGATTGTCATACCAGTGACCTATAAGCAGCATGAGAGCGTGCCGGATCGTCTGTGGAACGTCAGTGATCGCGTCACCATATCCGATTTCGTATTCAATTTTAATAGCATCTGACCTCTGCTGAGAGACAGGCCATGCAAAGCTATCTTTTGGGCTTATAACTGTAGCAAAGTCAGTGCCAAAAACTTGATAATTGTTGACATCATCAGTCTGAAGAACGCCATCAGTGTCATAATATTTAACCGCAGTCACACTTTGAACCGGACCAAGTATTAAAGAAACATTCTGAGGAGGATTGGAGTTGATCCACTGCGCCCACTTTTGAGTGATCATAGCCTGACCGAGTGCGCCGCGCACATCTGTATATGCAACGGCAACATCAATCAGCCGCGTCAATATCGTGTCATCGTCATCATGCTCAACTCGCAGTTGCGCCTTTACCTCCGTCAAGGTGATCGGAGTTATCAAGGGAGCATCTACTAGCTCAAGTGAGTGATGGCATGAAAGCGGCTTGACCATGACTTATTCCTCAGAAACCGCCTTGCGGGTTTTTATTTTCTTTGTGGCGCGCTCAACCTTCGCTGGTGCTGCCGAGATAGGTTCGGCGATCCCAGCTTCAATAAAACGAGCTGCCTCGGCCTCATTGCAATCAATCTCATCACCAGCGTTGTGGCTAAAGTCGATCCCGGCCATTCCGGTAAGCAAACGAACTTTCATCAAAAATCCCCTTATATAGAAAGGTGGGGACCGAAGCCCCCACCTAGTTCACTTATGCACATATGAGGTGCTTGATTGCGGCTGTGTTGGACAATACGCCGTCGAAGCGAATGTAACCCAATATGCCATAGTCAGGCGCGAAACGCTCACGAGCAACGTAGATCGAAGGCGCGCCAACTTTGCGGACGTAGAACTTGGACATATCGCCAAACAACATAACCTTTTTGCCTGTGGCAAGGCTATCCATTGCTTGGTTTACAACTACGTTGTAGCCCAACAAGTTCTGTGGAACGCCAGCCTGATAGTTGCCCATCTGCCAGAGGTAGTTGCCATTGCCGTCTTTCAGCTTGCGAACAGCAGCAAGTGTGCTGTCGTTCATCATAATCGCTGTGGAAGGCGAGTTGCGATAAGCTGGGTCAACAGAGTGTACGAGATCAATGATCTCATCTGCTGTCACGGCTGCGACTGCGGCTGCTGTTTTACCAAGGGCTGAGTTGGTCACGATGCCTTCAACGTCAGAAGAACCAGAGCCAGTTGTCAGTTTGCTGTTAGCGATGCGACCAAGACGCTCACCAATCAATTCACCCAACAGGCTTTCCATGTTCAAGATGCTGTCAGCGTTCAACTCAGCAGACCAACGAATCCACTCGGAATCGAAAGCAAATGCGCCAACGGATTTTTGACCGAAGGTTGCATCTTTGCCGCCATCGTCTGTTGGCTGAGTGCCTTCAGTGTGCGCAACGGCAGTAACGGCAGTATCGTCAACGGTTGGGATGTTGAACTGACGGCCATCAGCAGAGTTGATAACTGTGAACAATGTGCTGTCGTACATTGGGCCAGTTGCAATCATTGCTTTCTCAATGAAAGTAGCCAGCTCAGTTGGGACAGTGTAACCACCAGCAGAGTCAGTGGAACCAACTTGCGCGCGGTTTTCACGCAACACGTTGCGAACTTCTGCGTCAACAAAAGCATCACCACCAGCAGCAATCATTTCAGCGAATGCAGCGCGATAGTCCATTTTGAAGCCTTCGTCTACGGCTGGCGCAGAACGATCTTCAAATGTTGGGCGACGATCAAGGTCAACGCTGTCACCAGCGCGAAGCGCAGATTCAACTTTTTGCAGACGCTCCACCTTTGCAGCCAGCTTGTCGTGATCGGCCATCATGGCGTCAAATTCACGCTCCACTTCAGAAGCGCGAGCCTCTGGAGTTTCGTCGCTAACTTCGTTCAGTTTAGCACGGGCCTCGGTGGCGATGTTCGCCATCTTCTCCCGCAGGTCTTTAATATCAGCCATTTGGGCCTCCATCTAAGGGAACTGGTCTGTCTCACGACGATCAGATTCCACGCACTTGCCCAAGGTGCAGGAAAAAGGGCAACAGCGGGAGTCCGCTGCTATCTTTTACAGCTTAGACTTCATCCGAAGCCTTCTAACTGCCTGTGACTTAGTATTTGCATCGCGATGCTTCTGCAAAGAACGCAAGCCAATCTCTGTCCCATCATAAGCAGGAGTTGTCACGATTGAAACATCGTAAAGCTGCAAATCCTGAATGCTGCGAAGCGGCATGTCACCGCTATCGTCCCACTCTTGACGGGTTGGAACAAAAGCAAAAGACATTTTGTCTAAATCGCCACGCTTCATCTTTGGAACAATGCTGCGAACATCAGGATCGCTTGCATCTAGGTATGTATCAACAAACAAGCCGCGCTCATCTTCGCGCAGGCTCAAAGTGCCTGATCTAGTGCGAGCAAGAGGCAAGCCGTCATGATTTACAAGGAAAACAACATCATCGTTGCGCTTTAGCGCGTTAGTAAATGCACCGCGCTCAATAACCTCGCTGAACATGCCGCCAATATTGGTTTCTTCTCCAAAAACAGCAGCATAACCACTGACACGGATGCCACCATCATCCTCTGCACGGACCTCAATCCGCTTTGTGGGACGGAACTCACGCTCCTCATCTTCAAGCATTTCAGGCTCTTGATACTCTTCAGACTTACCAAAAACCACGATCACCTCGTCCTCAGTCTCTTCGATGCGCTTGATGTGACGTTTCTTTTTCCCATCTTCATCATAGGAACGAGCCGAAACCTTTGTCAGCGTGCTGAACTTGTGGCCAACTCGCGTGCCGGACGGCGACCAACCATCCTCAACCTCACGATAGACCATAATCAAAGCTGCTGGGTCATCCTCAGTGCCATTTATTGTAAAGTCAGTGTCTGGAACATTGATTTCGCCATTGCGATCAATGCGCTCAACTTCGCCATAAACCTCTCCCCCAGAGCTGTCCCAAGTGACATAATCTCCAACGCTTAATTCATCTGGCTCTGCGCGATGCTGCATTTCAGCCTCCATTTTTTTAGACAATACCACAGAACTGCGCTCATCGTCCACTCGTTCAAGTTGAGCATTCGCCCAAGAGCGGCCAGCATCCCCACCCCAAAGCGCCCAGGCAATGCGCCCATTGCTGGGATAGCCATCCTCGCCGGGTCTAAAACCCTCCGCTTCCTTGTCAACTTCATGACGCGAAAAGTAGCTGGACATGCGTTGCACGGTATCCATGCTTAGATTTTCGCCGTTTGATATGTCGCGCGCTCGAGCAATGCCAACCTCAGTGCCACCGCGTCCAAACTCACGCCGCCAAGCAAGGCCACGCTCGGCCTCTTCTCGCATTGCTTTATTCGGTGTCGGCATTAAAACCCCCGACTTGCGCGGTGATCGGCACAGTCGCGCCTTGAACCATCAAGCTGTCACCGCCCTCGATAGGCGACATATTCTCAATCGTGCGAACCTCATTCGGCGTGCGGATGGCGTTCTGGATCGTGGTTGCGTGTGCATCCATGCGGGTCTTGAAGTCACCGCGCAGCAAGCCATCAACATTGAACTCAATGTACTGCTTGGAGCCGCGAGGAAATAGCTTCAGGTTCATTTCCTGCTCAACCTGCTCAATCCAACGCTTCAAAGTGTGCTTCACAAAGTGCAAATCTTGCTGCTCAGTGTTGCTGAATGTGCCGTGCGTCAGGTCTTGCAAGAACACAGGCGGCAAGCTGTAAATGCGAGCAATCTGCTCGATGCTAAACCGCTGCAACTCAATCAATTGCATCTGCTCTGGGTTGAAGCCGATCTGTTTCATTTCGTGGCCCATTGGGAGCGCCATAACCGGGCGACCTTCGCGTGCCAGCTTTGCAGTGGTCTTGGCCACATCATCAGATGCACGAGCAGCCGCCGCGCCACTTTGGAACGGACCCTGCAACACCACTGGCGGGATGCCACCAGACTGAAACGCCTTTGCTCCGTATCTGCTGGCTGCGATAGCCATGCCGATTGCATCTCGATTAGTAGCGATTGGACCTCGAACATCTAAGCCGTTTGATTTCAGCATAAACGGAACATCAATCACTTCGCTTGCGGCATAAGTTTGACCATTGTGGAGGTAAACTCGAACCTGCCTGCGACCCTCTGTGCGATGCTCAACGCGCGTATATTTTGGATCAAGTGGCCAGAGGTTTTTCACAGCGCCGTTGCCAGAACGCTCAATGTAGGTAACGCATCGACCACCAGTAAACACCTGATCGAACATATATTTGCGCCATTCAAATGATGACATGCTGTCATTTGCTGCATCATGCAAAATATTCTCAAGCGGTCCAGATACTTTTTGACGACCGTTGGCAGTCTTGCGGTAGACATGCAAAGGCAATCCAGCGAGCGTCCCGCTCAAAAAATTCACCGCAGCCCAAACAGCAGGGACACCCAGCGCCGTGTCAGTGTTGACTGTAACGCCAGCCGATGCCGACATTTCGCCCCAACCCATGACTTGCAGAAAATCTTCTGCTGACACAGGTGAACTTGGGTTTTCTAAGTTGCGACTTTCCGGTTTGCGAAAGCGGTCAAATAAAGCCATCTACGAGCGTCCTCGATGTTTGTTGCAAATTAACACATTAAACGGCCATCGTAAAGGCTGGGTCATCCCAAGGAGATGCAGCAACAACATTCTCATCATGCGCAGAAGCACCCAAAGCCATCGCCAAGGCGACTAAACCATCAATTTTGCTCACACTTTTCCCCTTGTTTAGCTTGCGGTTTCCAGCCGGATCGCGCTCGGCAACAGCTCCAGCGGCGCACATATTCAGGATCGGGTTGCCCCCGTGGCGCAATTTTCTCTCCGCAACCAGCCTTTCGAGCTTATCAACCGCTGGAGCCATATCCTTGAACCCCTGTCCAAACGCCGTCATCGGAACTTGCGCACCGATTGCGTCCAATTCTCGCTGGAAATCATTTATGCGCCAACGGTCATAAGCCAGAAGCGATATGTCGTAACGCTCAGAAGCCTCGGCCACAGCTCTGGCAACTATTGCTGGAATAATTACTGGCCCATCAATCAGCGTCAAAAACCCCTGATCCGCCCACAAGTCATAAGGCACTTTATCGTTTTTTGATTTTTCTCGAATGCCATCAGAAGGCAAAAAGAATTGAGGAACAATGTGATAGCCATTATCGACAGGAAACGCCATCACAAACGCCGTCAAATCTCGGCTGGCAGACAAGTCAAGGCCAGCATAACAACTCATGCCAGGTTCAATCACTGGCTCGGAATTGTTGGCCTCCCATTCCGCGCGAGACAAGAATGGAGATGTCGCCTCAATTCGCTGGTTTAAGAACAGCCAACGAAAGCTGTTTTCTTTTGCTGGCAAGCGAGATGCCTGTTTTGCAAAATCTTGAATGTCTTTTAAGCTGCGAAACTCGCCAAGAGCCGGATTGGCTGACTTCCACGCGGCTTTATCCATAACCTCGCAATCCTCCGGCGCAGTGTATAGGTGGCAGACTATCCGTTTATCTTTCGCGTTCTTTGCATCGTCCAACCAAATACTGAAAAGATCGCCATCGGTCGCTGCCTGCGTGCTGATCGCAATTAACAGAGGATCATCGTGAGCGCCCTGCGCTGTCTCAATGGCCTCAATGAAACTATCAGTTGGACCTCTGACCTGGCCGACCTCATCCAAGATCGCCAAAACAGGTGACAAGCCGTGCGCCGTCCCAGCCTCCGCGCTGATTGCTTTATACTCAACATTCATCGGCAAACCGACCAGCGACTTCTGGCTGGGTACGATCTTGATGATCTGAGACAAGCGAGGAGAAAGACGCACCATCTTTTCAGCTAACTTAAAAACAAGCGCCGCCTGATCTCTACTCCGAGCGCCGCTAGTGATCTGGCTGTTTTGCCTTGCCTCTGGTCCAACGATGTGTGCGAGCAGGATCGCGGCGATAAGTGCAGACTTACCGTTCTTTCGGCCAACGCTCAGATAGGCGCGACTTGTGCCTTTCGGGTTGTCATAAATGTCCAATATGAACTTACGCTGGAACTCCATTAACTTGAGCGGCTTGCCAACTAGCTTACCCTCCGGCACAGGGCAGAAGGCTTCAATGAACTGGCAAACTTTTTCGCCGCGCGTGGTCATGCTGAAAGCTCCTCGTAGGTCTTTCCGCTTTCCGCATGGGTTGCTTTTTCGCCAGTGAACTCTTGCCAGCGTTTGATGATCACATCGCAATACTTGGGATCAAGCTCCATCACGAAAGAATTACGCCCAGTTTGCTCCGCACCAATAAGGGTTGATCCAGAACCACCAAAAAGATCTAAAACATTTGTAAGCCTTATATGATTACCAAAAGCTCTAACAGATAATGCAACTGGCTTTTGAGTTGGGTGCTTATATGCTGTATCTTTTTTTACTTCCCACAAATCACTTTCGTTCTTGATCGCGTCATCTACGCTACCATTAAACAAACAAAATTCATGTTGGTGCCTATAACCACGTCCCAAGCCAAAAACATTCTTAGCCCAAACTATGCAAGCCTTATAAGGAAGCCTGCCCTGAAGCTCGCCATAGAATTTCCAGTTGCACCAAACATAAACAGCCTTTGCGTCCAGAGAAGCAATAACATTACAAACCTCTCCAATAAAATCAGAAAATTGCGAATCCTCTAAGTCATCATTTTTGATTACATCGTGCTTTCCGCTTCTGCCATTAAAGGCCACGTTATATGGCGGGTCCGTGAAGATTATATCTACTTTCACACCACCCATCAGCTTTTCCACCGCATCAATGCTTGTGCTATCGTCGCACATTAAACGATGTCGACCAAGCAGCCAAACATCGCCCTCGACCGTAACGGGAACCTCCGGCGCATCTGGCACGGCATCCTCGTCGGTCAAGCCCTCAGTGGCCTCATCTGCGCGCAACAAATCAACAAGCTCATCTTCGCTGAAGCCCATCAACTCGCCAAAGTCTCCAGCCAAATCCTCAAGCTCGACTCGCAACGCTTCCTCATCCCAGCCAGCGTTCAAAGCCAGTTTGTTATCGGCAATCACCAACGCGCGGCGCTTGCGATCATCAAGCCCAGTGACAACAACAGCGGGAACCTGATCCATCTTTGACTTTCTGGCAGCAAGCAACCTGCCATGACCAGCGATAATATTACTATCCTGGTCGATCAATATCGGATTGGTAAAACCAAACTCGCGAATAGATGCAGCAAGCTGCGCCACCTGTTCGTCACTGTGGGTTCTGCTGTTCAGCGCGTAAGGGATCAAATCCTCAACCTGCACAATTTTGTTTTCGTAAAAATCCATCAGTTAGCCCTCGGCATTGCGATCAAATCATTGTCGCTAAAAGACTTCAACGTGTTGCTGGCGTCAATAGTGTTGCGCGCAGCGCCGTTTACTGTTCGCGGATCGCTCGCCATTTGGTTCAACGACATGGACCTAATTACAGCCATCTGCCTGCGCTCAAGAGTGTCGATGACAGAGATCAGAGGATTAGGAACCAATGTGCCACGCTTGTTTTGAATAAGAACACCCGACCGATCTAGAGTTTCTTGGTGTTGCCTTATGTCCGCTTCCATTCTCACGACCTTGGCCAGCAGAATAAGGTCCATATCGCGCCAATCCTCGCGTGCGCGTGCGCGCGTGAACTGTCCCCAAATAATCAATTCGTCATCGCTGCGCAACTCTACGCCCTGCGGTAAAGGGACGCTTTCAATTGCACCTTTAAAACCACCGAGGGCGGCGGTGACGCTGTTTTTATCGCTACGTTTCTTCTGGCTCATTTTTTTCTCCGGTTTTTTCCGTAAACGCGCAAAATGTCAGT